GTCAACGCTTACAGCTATGAATAAATCATTTGAGGAAAATGCAGCATAACCTAACAAATTTAGAAGCCCACCTTCTTGCGGGGAACGGGTATAGACTGGTGGATGCTGACGATACCATATTTGGAATACACAGTGTTGACGATGTTAAAATGTACTTATTCGGCTCACGTGCTGGGTTAGATAAGTACATATCAATAGCCGACATAGGAACCGATTACCACGTCCTCTGCCACCCCCTTTCACGCCTTACTACAGAAATAGAAGGGATAGGGGTGCCGCTAAAAATACTTAAGACAGGAGGCACTAATGCCAACGTGTTAAGCCGTAGCCATGATTCATTTATGGGTAATGTGTATTCAATTTGTGATAACGAAGAGCATGAATTGAGATACTCTGATGAATTTGGATTTGAGCGCCGATACAGGTGCGAACTAAGAAGCCTTAATCAGGATAAGTTGAATAAAAAGCTGCATGAGTGGCACTTCGACACGATGCAGCTTATTGAACGTGGAATAGGTAAAGAGATAACTCTATAAGCCTCAAAGCTAACCAAAGAACAAAAATTAATAATAATTGAAAAGATATGAGTACAACAATATCACATGTAGAAGTGAAAGCAAGGAAAAATCATTCATGCGACTGGTGCTGTGCAAAAATAGAGGTAGGCGAGGTTTATAATAAGCAGACTTTCACTTATGACGGCAGTATACTAACATGGAAAAGCCACTTATCATGTATCTCTTTAGCTACTGAATTAAATTGGTTTGATGAATGCGATGAAGGGTTAACCGAAAGTGATTTTTACGAAAATGTTATACAAAAATACATGAGCGTAATGTCTGAGGAATTTAACGAAGCGTATGAAAGCCCGGATTTTGTTGACCCGCCTTTTTTAGAACAGTTGCAATTTTTAAAAGATAAGTATTTATGCTAAACTACACTCTCCTTTCTCCCCTTGCCTCATCAGGTAAGATGGAAGTAACGCCACAGCAGAGCGAGATACTGCAAACTGAACTTGAATCACATGGATATGTTTGCCACTACATGTACAGAAATCTTGTTTATTGGCATGATTTCAAAACAGCGATAGGACTTGTTAGCCGAGAGCATTTTGATAAGTCAGAACTCCCCCTACACCTATTCAACAACCACTTTAAAATAGAGTAATGATGAGTAAAATATTTGATTCTGTAGAAGTAGCCGTTAAAGAGCTAAAACTTGATAGACGGCATAAATGGTATGAATGGTTAGGGCAATTGGTATATACTTACAAATATACCGCACCATGTTCAGGATGTAGTTGTGATTGTTCAGACGGTTATGGATGTAGCCATGGTGCTTCAGGGTGCCATGAATGTGGTTACACAGGCAAAAGGCGTGGTGCGGTTCCTGTACCAGCTTTTAGTGATGGAGATTTTGTAAAAATTAAACAACTAAACCCATGAAATACACAAAAGAAAGCATCCGCATAGTACAGGGTGAAGCCTACCTATTTAATGGTAATCATACCGTTGCGTCTACTGCACCTGATGCTGCTAAGATGGGTTTTATTCAGCTCGACAGTAAGGCGTTTGTGAAGCCCGTAGATGTAATGCAACTCGCTTATGACTATTCCACATTTGACCAAGCAGCATCAGCATGGCACGACGGCTACAAAGCCAACCCTAACGAGTTTACAAGGGAGGATATGATACAGGCAGTTAAGTACGGGGCGGCTTATATAGATTTAGACAGCCTAACATCAATGGATGAATTAGACAAAGAGGCCTCCGACTTTATAGACCGATTGCGCCCCCTCAGCATCCCCGAGTACATAGTAATTGAAGATAACCAGGTAAAAGAAGTAGTATGGTAACAGCAGACGAATTAATGATTGGTAACCTTTTATATTTTAAAGGTACCGATATGGTGGCTAAAGTGCAATTAATAAACGCCCCTAAGCACTTTGATTGCAGGGATGAATATGGCTCATTTGTTCCGAATGGTGAGTATGAACCGATACCTATAACCGAGGAGTGGCTCGTTAAGTTGGGGTTTGCTTGCAGGATAGAAGATAATGAATATCATATATATGATGGGTGTGAATTTACCATAGGAAAAGTAAAAGGCTATTATGACCATTGGTTTTGTTATCAAATAAGAATGGATGGGTTTACTTATTTTAAATACGTTCATCAACTACAAAACCTTTTCTATGCTTTGTTTCAAAAACAATTAACCATAGCACCATGACAAACGCACAACTAAAACAGAAAGCCATACAGGAGGCGTATGGGGAACATTGGGAGCAGGTTAAAGACTTTGTGAATGCCAATGGGTGGATTAAAGATAGGGATGTTGATTTAGTTTCTGATATGCCTATGGAGTTTAGCACACATGATAATGATTGGTACGATACTCGCCGTCCTCTTTCGTTAAAAGGTATCGAATCGAATATGGGATGGCTCAGGATAGAACCTGACGGTAGTAATTTGCCAACTACTGAAGGAAAATATTTTGTTTACAGTACAGTAGACTGGCATCCATTTTACAGGACGGATGTATTCTGCGGAAGACTTTCTAATGCTGTACATCATGTTACAGGTAAGCCCATATTCACCCACTACCGCCCCGTAACAGAACTGCCTAAACCTATATACTAAGATGCCGATAGACTATAAAAAATACCCGCCTAATTGGCTAAAGGAAATACGCCCACGTATAATGCTGAGGGCGGGAAACAAGTGTGAGTTTGAGGGATGCGGCAGAGAACATTTGTCGCATGTGTTTGCTGCTAAGATAAGCGGTAAAATAGAATGGTTTAAGAGTGTTGAGGACGCTAAAGAAGCTTCGCCTTACACTTATTTCGATAAGCCCATAAAAGTAGTCCTCACAATTGCACATCTTGACCACGATGAAACGAACCACGAAGTAAAGGATGAAAGGTTAATGGCTATGTGTCAAATACACCACCTGCGATACGATGCTAAAGAAAAGTACCGGCGTTTACAATTGACTAATACTAAAACATTATGAAAACAGCAATGCAGGCCCTTAGAGACGATTTTTATGCAGAGTTTAAGGATTATGAGGAAAAGCACAATAACAGCCTTGACGCTGTCCCATATAATCGAATAGCCACCGTTAAACTAAAAGCAAGGATGTACGCCTTACGTGATTGCTATAAAAAAGCAGCCATATCGGTGGAAACGGAAAAGCAGCAGATAATGGATGCTCGTGTGTCAGCACCTATACTGAACAGCCCTTACGATGATAACTACACTGAAGAAGCTGAACAATACTATAAAGAAAAATATGGAAGAGATAATTGAAATAGCAACGCAGGTATATGGAACAAGCCCACTTGCAACGCACAGAAAAAGAAGCTCGGTATACGCAAGGTATGCCATTTACCAAATAATGCGGAAAGAGGGTTTTTCACTTCAGAAGATAGGGGATGAAATGAACAAAGACCACGCCAGCGTAATGCACGGGTTAAAGCAACATGACGACCTTATGGATGTGGATAAGCATTACAAAGCCATGTACAACAATTTCGTTTCAATGGTTCCTGGCACGGCTTTATTCATACCTAAAAACATTTACATTGCCGGTAAAATAACAGGACTTGAAAATTATAAACAGTTATTTGAAGCTGCCGAGTTGCATTTGCGCAAGTTAAAACTAAACCCTGTTAACCCCACTAAGCTACCGCACAGGCATGACAAAACATGGCAGTCATACATGAGGGATTGCATTAAAGCCCTAATGAACTGCAAATACGTTTATGCTCTTAGTAACTGGCAGGATAGTAAAGGCGCTGTTATAGAAGTTAACACTGCTATTAGCTTAGGAATTAAAGTTATTTATCAGCAGGTATGATATAATTAATGATAATTTTGTATATTTGTGTAATCAATAACCCGATGTAAAAGTTGGGTTTAATTTACAGTAAAATCTAAACATTGTAAAATGACTAAAGAAGTTAGAAAAGACTTATACACCCAAACAGAATACGCTAAGAAGATTGGTGTTACCAGGGCGAGGGTAAATCAAATGATTAAAGAGCAGGTTTTAAAAATAGTAGTTGTAAATGGCGCTACTTTGATAAAATCATAAATTTTATTTGTCTAAAAATTAAACATTGTAAAGATGGCAGAAAATAAAAAATCATTCGTATTATATTCTGATGTAAAAGGAATGGTTGACCAACTACCCGATGAAGTTGCAGGCAAATTATTCAAACACATATATGCATACGTAAATGACGAAAACCCAGTATCGGATAACGTTTTATTAAATATAGCCTTTGAGCCTATTAAAATGCAATTGAAGCGTGATTTAATAAAGTGGCGCGAGTCTGTAGAAGTTAAATCTTACAATGGCCGGGTAGGAAATCTTAAGCGTTATAATCCTGACCTATACACTAGGTTTAACTCAGGAAAAATAACTTTAGAAAAAGCAGAAGATATCGCTAAATCTCGCAAAGTGTCGCAAGGCGATAGTGAGGCATCGCAAACAGTCGCTAATCTCGCTGTAAATGATAATGTAAATGTTAATGTAATAAATAAAGAAAAGGCTACGCCGCAGTCTATCGACTGGCCTGCTCTTATTGTTCAGTTTAATGAGATTACAAATAAGTCAACAATTACAATTCCCGAAAAAGCTAAGAAGCAATTTTTATCAAGGCTTAAAGATGGTTACACTAAGCAAAACATTATTGATGCAATAATAAACTGCTCAAAAGACCCGTACCATATTGAAAATGGATTAAAGCACCTTACTTACGAATTTATAAGCCGACCGGATAAGATGGAAAAATTCTGCACTATGCAACAGGCTAAACAGCTAAAACCAAAACAGGACAGATTATGACAATTGAGAAAGCAATGCAAAGAATGTTTTGGCGTATACAAAACGGAAAGTTTGAGCCAAACGAAAACGACCTTAAAAGTATAACCTTCATAGCTGAATGGATAAACAGGGAAAAACAATTAAGGGTTAACCAAAACATGTATTTCGGTAAACTATTGATATACGCCCTAATGCGTGAGATTGATTTCTTTGAGGACAGCAATTTAGCCGAGGTAAAAATACATGACATCCTAAAGCATCCGATAAATTACTGGTATGACCGTTTTAGGCTTATGTGTGTAACCAGGGAACTAACATTAAACCTCCAAATATTAGGCATCGAGCATATAACCGAGATTTGGGATAGAAACAAAGACAACAACGGCTATATTGATACTGAAAAAATACAACAACAGGGAAATGAAAGTGATAGGATTTTAAAAGAAAATAAAGAAGCTCTTATAAAGTCAATTAACCGTTGGAGCCAAAAAGAGGTTAATGATAAGCTAAACAACTTCATTAGTGAATTGCTAAACGAATACGGTAATATGCCATGATAGAGATACCAAAAATTATCCTGAAAAAAAGTGGTAATGAAGAAAAAACCGTAGTTGACTTTAAGTTAATACATGATACGCACTTCATAAACATTGAGGAGGTACTAAAACCGCAGCCGGTAGCTATAAGCATAGGTGAAAGCCAGTACAAGGGAAATTACTACCCTGTATCATACGGTAGCTATGGGGATTTCAGTTGTATAGTTGGGGCTTCAAAATCTAAAAAGACATTTTTAAAGTCAATGATAACAGCCGGATATATTGGTGGTAATTCAAATCACTTTGCTGACCAGATTAAAGGGCATAACACTGAAGGTAAATTCATAATAGACTTTGACACCGAGCAATCAGAATACCATTCACAGCGTGTATTTAGGCGTGTTATTGAAATGGTTGGAAGCAATACCGAAATGTACCGTCCTTTCTCGTTACGTAAGCTATCGGCAAACGAAAGATTAGATTTTATAAACTGGATATTCACAGAAAGCCAATACGCAGGTAAAATAGGCTTAGCCCTGATTGATGGTGTAGCCGATTTACTCAATGACGTTAACGACCTTGAGGCATCAAACATGATTGCACAAAAATTACTATCGTGGAGCGCCGGAACTGAATTATTGCAGCCTTGCCATATCATAACCGTACTGCATAAAAACTTTGGTAGCGCAAAGCCTACAGGGCACTTAGGAAGTGCTGTTTTGAAAAAAGCCGAAAGCGTTATTTTTGTTGAGAAATTAGATTCAGGAGAAATTAAAGTAAGCCCTGAATACACCCGTAACATTCCGTTTGATGAATTTGTATTTGATGTGAATAATGACTGGCTACCGTATGTAGTGCCTATGGATAGTATAAGACAGGTAGAAACCAAAAACAATAAAAATGCCAATTTCTAATGAAAACACTTAGACCATATCAATCTGAAAATGCTATAAAAGGCATAGAGGTATTGAATAAACTTAAAATAGTTTACCTGGCGATGGAAGTTCGCACGGGGAAGACTGCAACAGCTTTAGAGATTGCAAGGCTGGGAGATTTCAAAAAGGTTTTATTCCTGACTAAGAAAAAAGCAATCGATAGCATACAGTCAGATTACAATGATTTTGGGTTTACCTATCCGATTACAATTATAAACAACGAGAGCCTGCACACAGTACTGGATTATGATTATGATTTGATTATCTCAGATGAACACCACCGTAACGGAGCATTCCCAAAACCTAACGCTGGTACTGTAGAGTTAAAAAACAGGTATTCACACCTGCCAATGATTTTTTTATCAGGTACGCCCACCCCTGAAAGCTATTCTCAGATATTTCACCAGTTTTGGATAAGCAGGCATAGCCCATTCAAAGAAAATACATTTTACAAGTGGTTTGGCAATATACAGGGCGTAAAAGGCAAAATAAGCACTACAGGCGCATTTAAATCTAACGACTATAGCCTTGACCCGATTAAGATTAAGAAAACACTAACAGAATTAGAATTGCCGTCGTGCATTTATCAGGAGGTAGAAGATATTCTGCTAAACCAAAATAAAAAAGTAGTTGACCATATCGACGAAGTTAAAAAACCCTACTTCATAACCTATACCCAAAAAGAGGCTGGTTTTAATGCGGAAGTAACTGAGAATATACTCTATGTGGATATGAAGCCGATAACGTACAAAATCGCATCGGCTTTGAGAAAAGATAATATTTTTAAAGGAAATACAACGGATATTATCGCAGACACTGGATCAAAGCTGATGAGTAAGCTACATCAGCTATATTCAGGTACGGTAATACTTGAAGACGAAAACAGCGTTATAATCGACAATTCAAAAGTTGAGTTTATTAAACAAAACTTTGCAGGTAAAAAGTTGGCTATATTTTATAAATTCAAGGCTGAGTTAGAATTGCTTAAAAATGAATTTGGAGAAACGGTTTGTTTTGATATTGATACATTCAACTCAACAGATAAACATATAGCCTTGCAAATAGTTTCAGGGCGTGAGGGTATATCATTAGCTGCTGCGGATGTATTAATTTACCTGAACATAGATTTTAGCGCCGTTTCTTACTGGCAAAGTAGAGACCGATTAACTACGGCCGACCGTCTACAAAATAACGTTTACTGGGTATTTGCTAAAAATGGAATTGAAGATAATATATACAACGCCGTTCAGGGTAAAAAAAATTATACACTCTCAATATTCAAAAAAAATTATGGCATCAAAGTTCCAGGATAAAGTTATCAGGCAAAAGAAAAAAGAAGGCTTCACCGTTATAAAAGTGATGAAGTTTTCAGAAAGTGGTTATCCTGATTTGATATGCTTGCATTTAGTTTTAACAGATGAATATATTGAAATTAAAGAAGGCAACGACACGTTAAAACCTTTGCAAAAAAAAAGGATAGACCAGCTTAATGCTATCGGTAAAAAAGCATATTGCCTACACGACACGAAAGGGGTTATTTATCCCTCGGCTTCCAATACAAAATAATACGCAGTTTAGAGGAATTTAAAGAATATATACTATGCAACTTATAATTTTAGAAAGCCCGTTTGCCGGCGATGTAGAGGCAAATATAGAATATGCAAGAAAATGCATGTTACATAGCCTTAAACTTGGGGAAGCACCTATGGTTAGCCATTTGCTGTACACGCAGGTTTTAGATGATACTATCCAAAATGAACGGGACATGGGTATTGAGGCAGGGTTAAGTTGGCTTAAAGCCGCTGAAAAGACGGTAGTGTATACCGACTTAGGAATATCAAGAGGTATGCAATACGGAATTGACGACGCTATTAAAAATAATCGTGAAATTGAATACAGAAAAATATTATGAGTATAACTATCACAAATGAAGACAACATGGCGCTAATGAGCCGCTACCCTGATAATCAATTTGATTTGGCTATTGTTGACCCTCCTTATGGGATAAACATGGGAGAATACAATAGAACTAAAAAAGATAAGGCAGGAAAAAGACATAAGGCTAAGAAATGGGACGATGGTGTTCCTGATGAAACATTTTTTAATGAATTGTTTAGGGTAAGCGAAAATCAAATAGTTTGGGGAGGTAATTACTTTATGCCATTAGCTAAAAAAGAAACTCCTAACCTAAAAACAATTGAACAGTTTAATGAGTATATAAACGATTCAATTGAAAAATGGATATTTTGGTATAAACAAAACCCCGTACCTAATTTTGCAGATGGTGAGCTTGCATGGATAAGCAATAAATTACAAGCTGCCCAATATGATTTTAGGTATTACGGTAACTTGGAAGGCAAAACATCAACTACAGAAAAGATACATCCTACTCAGAAGCCCATATCACTTTACGAATGGATTTTAATGAATTACGCAAAGCCAGGAGATAAAATACTTGACACGCACTTAGGCAGCGGCTCAATAGCTATAGCGTGCCATAATTTAGGCTTTGACCTTACAGCCTGTGAATTGGATACTGATTACTATAATGCAGCCATAAAACGCCTTAAACAGCATCAAGCACAATTAACAATGTTTTGAGCATACCATTAGCCCCCACCCTTACCCACACCAGCCCCACAGGACGCGCCTACCGCGTTGTAATGGTTGAGCAGTTGTTAGACCCACCCAGTAAATGGATAGCTGTTAAAAAGGCGTTTTGTAGCCATTGGTGTATACTCATCCAATACAGTGAGGGCGATAAAGCAAATTTATTTTATGATTATGATGATAAACTAATAAAAGTTGTACCTTTGTAGCCTACAACAATTAATAGCCACCACGCAAATTAATTTAAAAATTCCAAGAGGGTGTTTGTTCACCCTTTTTTTATACCTTTGTTTTTATGGCACAGTTTGAAAAAGGAAATACAGCAAGCGTAGGTAATAATGGAGGTAGACCACCAATATACGATGCATCTAAACAATCAGACATTGATAAGGTTGATGAGTTATGCAAATCTTACTTTAGTACCCTTAAAGAATTTCAACCCCCAACTGTTACAGGCTTTACTTTGCACCTTGGATTTGCTAATAAATCAACACTTTATGAGTACTCAAAAGCACTCGAGTTTACCAACTCAATAAAAAGCGTCCTCACTGCTATTGAACAATATCACGAAGAAATGACAGCGGGCGGCGACAAATGCGTAGGTAATATTTTCATACTTAAAAACTTTGGTTGGAAGGATACACAAGACCATTCAGGAGAGATTAAGGGTATTGCTTCCCCCACAACAATAGTATTCAAGTCATACGAAAAAGATGGAGATTGATTTCTCGTATAAATTCCAGCCGTTGTTTGAGTTGCTTAACCCTAACAATTACCCCGAAGTAGATACAGTGATAATAACTGGCGGACGTGGTTCAGCTAAGTCTTACGCCGTATCTACTTTTAGTTTGATAGGATTAGTTGAGTACGATTGGAACGCGTTGTACACCAGGTTCACTAATGTTTCAATAATCGATAGTATTAAACCTGAGGTTAGTGATAAAATAGAGCTTCTGGGATACGAAAACAGGGTTAATGATACTAACACCCACATTGAGACGAATAAGGGAAGGATAGCCTTTAAGGGGATAAAAACAGGCAGTAAGCAGCAGACCGCAAACCTTAAATCATTATCCGGTTTTAATCTTTTTGTCATAGATGAAAGCGAGGAGATACCGGATTTAGTTACATTTAAAAAGGTTTTCTATTCTATACGCTCAAAGGATAAGAGAAACTTAACTGTGCTTATCCTTAACCCTACTGTAGCCACACACTGGATATACGATGAGTACTTCTCAAAGCGTGGTATTGAGGGCGGTAGTAATTGCGTGCATAAAAACGTGATGTACATACATACCAGTTATCTGGATGTTAACCCTAAGTACATAGCTACAAATATACGTAAAGACTATGAGCGATTAGCTGAGGACAACCCAACCGAATACGAAAATATTGTTTTGGGCGGTTGGATAACTGAACCTGAAGGCGTGTTATTGCCTTTATCTCATCTTAGGTTTGACGACATGGATTTAATAACTGATAACGATGTGGTGTTTAAATTCGCTGTAGGCGACCCAGCCGACAAGGGAGGGGATAACTTCTCTATACCTTTTGCCCACGTTGTAATAATCGATAATCAACTATCTGTTTACATCAAAGATGTAATTCACAGCAAAGAGGGTATAGAGGTGGTAAATGAACGTGCTGCAGAAAAGTCAAGGGAGTTGTTTATGGAAGAAATATATCTTGAAGTTAACGGCGTTGGCTCAGGTGCTTATTATCTTCTTAAACGTGATTTATCTAACCACGCAAAGATTAAGCCATTCAGCAGCACGATAAACAAAGAGGTGCGTATACTTAGCCACTATGAGTTTGTTAAAAAGTATTTTGTATTCGATAAGGCCTATAAAAATAACCCTGAGTACAAAGAATTTCTTAACCACGTTTGCGGTTATGAGAGGGAAGGAGATAACAAAAATAAAAAGGACGCTATTGATGCGCTTTGTAGTATGGCTTATATTTTGAAAATAAAGTATAAAAAATTGCTATACGGATAATTTTTGTATATTTGTTGCAATATGGCATGGTGGAACAGACAAAAAACTAAAGTTAAGGGATTCGCAGAGCAGGACAATACAGGCGCCTGGATTCAGTATTTTAAACAATACGGCGACTTCCTCAGCCCCGATAAGTTAGAGAAGCTAAACGACACCAACGCTTACCAAATCGGTACAAACTTAGCAGAGGTATTTATCCCTATTGATATTATTGCCGACCGTACATCATCAGTGGAGTACGTTTTACGATACGATGCAACAGGTGAGGAGTATAAGCCAAGTCCAAACCTTAAGCGGCTTATATCTCAGCCTAACCCTATAGACAGGCTAAACGATTTAGTTTACAAATCAGTTGTTTCAGATTATGCTGCCGGTGAAAGTTTTATTTACACTAAAACCCCTGATAGTATCAAGAACCCTACTTACGACAACATAGCTAATATTTGGGTATTACAGCCGAATGTTACTAAAGCAAAAATTCGTAAAGAAGTACCTAACCCATTCCTGATTAAAGACAAACAGGAGTTAATAGAATACTACCAAACATTCTTTTTATTTGACCACAAGATTGACCCCAGATATATAACACACCGAACCATAAGCGGACTGAATGAAAACTTTTGCGCTACCTCACCATTGATTAAAGTATCAAGAAACATCAACAACCTATTAGCTGTTTACCAAGCTCGCTACAATGTGTACGCTAAGAATGGTAACGGCGGTATACTTAGCCGTGATTCAGGTACAAGTTTAGCTAATATGGCTGATGTTGTAGACCCGGTTACAAGGGAAGAAATGATGAAAGACCTAACTAATCGTAACGGGTTAACCGGTGATAAAAACTTCTTTGCCGTTTCATCTTTCCCTATGAAATTTATAAAAACATTGGGTACAATATCAGAATTAGAACCATTCAAGGAAACTGAGGCAGATATGATAACAATTGGCGCTATGATGGGCGTGGGTAAGTTCCTGCTACCAATTAGCGAGGGTACTACATTTACAAACCAGCAGGATGCAGAAAAAGGCTTATGGCAAAATGTTATTAAACCATTAGCTGAGGACAAAGCAAAAGATATTAGCAAAGCGTTCTACCTGCCTGATGGTATATCTTTTTATCCTGATTTTAGCAAAGTAGAGGTGTTGCAAGAGGATAAAAAGACCTCATACGATGCAGATAACGTTTTAATTACTAACTTGCAACTTCTAACCGAGGCTGGACAGGATGTTAAAACAGCCTATAATAACCTAAAAGATAAATACAATGGGTAATGTAGCAACACAAAACACGATTAAGCGCTTAGAACAGGAGTATAAAAAAGCCCCTGAAAATGTTAAGCCTGAAATAAAAGAAAAGATGAACGCCCTTAAAGGCAACAAATTGGTTCAGAAATGATTTATACTATTAAACAATTCCCGGATAAGAGCTTTACTGATAAGATGGACATGAGCCGTTTTATTAAGTCGAACCTGTCTCAAATGATGGCTATCAAGAAAGCCGAATACAAGACCAAGAGCGAACCGGTTCTTAAGTCGGAATTGTTTATTAAAGATTTTCAACCCGTTATTGAAGATATTACCAGCGACATAATCGAGGTTAAAGCAATAATAAACACAACTAACGTTATTGACAGCCACCACGATTTACACCTGCCAGGGATATGGGATAAGACTGTTAAAGATAACCCTTTCAGCATACACCTAAAGCAGCATGAAGCCCGCTTTGAAAGTATCATATCTAATAAAGCTAAATCGCTTAATGAGAACATGAACTTTAAAGAGTTGGGGCTAGGTGTTGATATGGCAATGCAGGCTAATATAAACCTGTTCAGGATTGATAAGTCTAAGCAGAGTTATATGTTTGACCAATACGCAGATGGCAACGTTAAAGAGCATTCAGTGGGCATGATGTATGTTGATATTGATGTAGCTTATTACGATGAGGACAGTCAAAAAGAAATGGAATTCTTTAACGAAATGAAAGCTAAAGCGGTTAACCCGGAAGCCGCAGACGAATATGGTTACATTTGGATTGTAAGAGAAGCAAAGAAACGTGAGGGCAGCGCTGTTGTATTTGGCAGCAACTCAATTACCCCTACACTATACGTAAAAAACTATGAGCCGCAACAAAGCACTCAGAAGGACGAGCCGCCAATAAGCACTCAAAATGAGAACAAAAACAAAGTAACATTCATTTAAAAAACAAAAGATGAACGGAAAGAACATTAGTCTTATTGAGGCGCTAAAAAAAGCAGGTGCCGATGTGAGCGAAGAACAAAAAGCGTTTCTGAACGCTGTTGACGAAAGCCTAAAGGCACGTCAAGCAGAAACAGATGAAACGTATAGCCAGTCAATGAAAGCCGCTTTAGCCGAAGCTATGGGCGCTCTTGAAAAAGACAAAGATGGAAACGTTATCCCGATGGCTACTAAGATAAGCGAACTTGCCGCTGTTATTGAGAAAATGGAGAAACACGGCTCAGAACTTATTACTGAGAAAACAAAGTATCAGCTAAACAAATTTGTGCGTGAAAACTTCGATACTATCAAAGACGCTATAAAAAGCGGCAAAGATGGTATGCCGGAATTCAGCTTCAAAGCAGTTAGTAAGGCCGCTGCAATGTTTACAAATACATCAGCAGTAACCAACGGCACAGGTGTTGGGCTTCCACTAGTTGAAAACTACCTTGTAGAGAATGACATTGCGGTAATACGTTATCCTGAAAACTTTATACTTGACGTTATACCTAACCGTCAGGTTGCTAAAGTTCCTACAGAGGTTGTTAAGACAGAGCAAGCAACCGCCGAGGGCGCTGTAGCTGTTGTTGCAGAAGGTGGTACTAAACCTCTTACAAGCGACACTTTTGTGCGTAACCGTACACTAAGGAAAAAATACGCCGGTCGTATTGAGTGGACTGAGGAGTTTGAAATGGACAATGAAATGCTTTTTGCTGAGATTGTCAGGATGTTTGAGGATAAAGTTATCCGAGCATGGCAGGATGGCATTATATCTACAATACAAACAAACGCCGTAGCTTATACGTCTTCTGTATTCGACGGAACTTTTGTTAAAGCTGATAATGCTTTAGCAGTTGTAGCCGGCCAGTCTGTAATACAGGGCATGTACTTTACTCCTAACGTTGTTATCATGAACCCAAGCGATATATTTACCGCTATGTTCACACAAGACACTGAAGGTCGTTCAGAGCTTAAGCCTTACATTGTAAATAACAATGGCTCTTACAGTATTAACGGTATGAGGGTTTTTAGCTCTTACAAAATCGCACAAGGTACTGCTCTAATTGGAGACTCTAGTGTTTACCAGGAGTGGCACTCTGATTTTATTTTCAGGGTAGGCACTTACAACGACCAGTTTATTAAAAACTTAAAAACCGCTATCGGCGAGGTATTCAGTCTGCTACGTATAGCAAACAATGAAAAACCAGCTTGGATGGTTCTTGACCTTGATGCAGTAAAAGAAGATATAACAATCGTAACACCGTAATATATGCCTGTTTTTGACATTAAACAAAAAGAAAGTCAAGAGGTAGCAAAAGCAACCTTTGACAAAAAAGATGACTACAAGGTGGTTTATCTTAATAGTGATGCTTCAAAAAAACCAAGGCTGCTTCATAAGATACAAGCAGAAAGGCTTATTAAAAATAAAAAAGCTACCGAGGTTAAAGAAGCTAAACTTGAAGAGAGGGAAGTTGAAACCGTTGTAACAACTATTAAAGCTGAGTAATGATTATAGATACTTCATACTTCATTTATAAAAATGTTTTCATACCTGGCAGTATAGCTCAGCCAAGTATAGGAACAAATACGCCTACAAATATTGAGGCGTTGCAAAACTTTATAAGTGAGAAGGAGTATTCATTTTTGTTAGATGCTTTTGGATATACGCAAACAGCCGAATTACTAAGTCAGTTCAACGAGGACGGAAGTTGGATTGTAGACGCTGAACAAAAGTGGATTGACTTAGTTGACGGTGCTGTTGAATACGAGTGGAGGGGATTACGTTATACAGTGGGAGCGACAAAAGTAAGCCTTATAGCTTATTATGTTTACTTCTACTTTTTAGGTGAGGACTGGAAAACATACACAACAACAGGGATTCAAGTTCCTGAATCGGCAAACTCAGAGACAGTTGTTCCATTTGATAAACAGGCTAAGGCTTGGAATACATTTGTAAAGATGTATAACCAAAGCTATTATTCAAATCAGCCTGGTTTTTTTTCTAACTGGAATGGATTAGGTATGAGGTGGCTGGGTAATAACCAAAGTAATGAGGTTGATTTATATTCATACCTTCAGAAAAGAAGTGATATATATGATGTGTCAAAATTTAAGTCTAAATCTATTGTAAACCCTAACGGCTTATGAGTGTAGTAGTAGAGGAACGGTTAACGGAGTTGTTTAGCTACTTACCGGCTATAGATGGGTTTAAGCCAAAGTATCACTTTGGGGATGATTTAGAGATTAATGCTTTATTAAAAGTATCTGATTCGGCTATATATCCGTTGATTTACCAAACCTCTAATCGGTTTACTGAGAATAGCAAGAACCCTAATGTAGTAGAGGCTAACTTAACATTT